AACGACTTGACGATACGGTCAGCCGAGTAGGCAATCTTGTTTGGGCGGTTCAGAGTCACGCCACCGTAGGACGAGGTCTGCGTGTTCGAGTTGAAGAAGGTGTTGAGGTTGCTAACGCCACCCGTACCCGAGTTGCTCACACCGAGGATACGGCGGAATTCGAGAGCCTGACCGACTGCGCCAACACGAGGGATCTGGTTGCGAAGAATGAACGTCTTCGGAACAAGCATCGAGAGGGCAGGGTCGAGGTCGTAGGGAACGAGACCGATGTTGCCGTAAGGCACGGTGTTCAACGGGTTGGTGAGTGACCAGTCCTTGTTGATGTCCGAGATACCGGCAAGGGCAGACTCGACAGCAGCGAGCTGGTCGGCGCTGACGGACTTAGCCAGGTTGTCCTTGAACTCGGCAGCCTGCGAGGCGATGGTGTTGCGCTTGACAATGCCAACACCCTTCTCGAAGGTCTGTGAGCCAGAGGTGGCAGCCTGAAGTGACTTGGTGTGACAAGCGCTCAATGCAGCCTTGTAAGCCTCGAAGCGCTCTACACGCTGCTCGGCAGGAAGGCCACCAAAGAGGTCATCAACTGAAGGGGCAGTAAATGCCATGATTGATTTCTACTTTCTTGGTAGGTAGGGAATGGGTTTCTTTAGCCCCGAGCAATACGCTTCGCATCGGCTTCGACTTCAATGGCCTTTGCGATGTACTGGTTCTTGAGGCTGGGGTCGATAATCTGGTCGGCGATGCTGCGAAGTCGTGCAGCCTCGATTTCCAAACGCTCGGCATCGACAGACTTCTTGACCTGCGATGCGGTTTGACGGAGGACTGGGCCTCCTGGTGCTGCCATCCCTCGGATCTCATCGAGCGAAGCCTTGAAGCCCTTGATGACTTCTTCTTGCTCGGTAAGAGCCGCCTTGTAGGTGGCGATTTCTTCGTCAATACCCAGCGCCTTGCGCAGAGTAGAGATGTCAGACTGGTCGGCTGTAGCAACAGCCTTGAAGATGTCGGCGGTCGTAGACAGGCCGATTTCGGTGAGTTCCTGGGCAGGCATTTCTTCTGCCTCGTCAGCGTAGGGTTCGACAGTCTCGCCCTCATCTGCTTCGTCATCCCACCAGCAGATGAACATCTGAAGTGCGCAGAGCAGTTCGCTCACGTCACCGATTTCGTCCTCTTCACCGGAGAGCATTTCGTCCAGCTCGGCCTTGATGAGAGCGATGAGACCGGCACGAACCGAGTTCAGCGTGGCTTCATCGTGCATGACTTCCTTGAACGAGTCAGGGATGAGGTCTTCCTTGCCGAGCGCCTTAGCACGGGCAACGATGTGGTCGATGGCAGCCTGGCGGTCTTTCGCACGACCGATGGACTGGATGGCGTTCTTCAAGTCCTTGACGGTCTTGATGGGGAACGCTCCACCCTCCATTGCCTGACCGGCATCTTCCATCGAGGCACGCTGCTCATCGGTGTAGTCCTTCTTCTCGACTTCGCCCTCTACGGCCTTGTCATCAGTCATGTCGTTGTCAGGCCGACCACCGTCAGGCTTGCTCGGGGAGTATTGCTGCAAGTCCTGGGCTTCACCGTCAGGCTGCTTGCCCGATCCGTTGCATTGCTTGCAGGCGGTGTCATCGTCAGGCAGGTCGGCGTGCGCACGGCCCGTTCCCTCACAGGCGCTGCAGACCTTCGTGGCCTCGTAAGTGCCGAGGTCATCGGTGGCAGGCAGTTCAACGTGAACGCTGTCTGTGTTGAATTCTGACTTGGTGAGTTCCATTTGTTCTCCGACCATCTTGGCGATTTGGACTGTGGCAGTTGGGTTGGCTGGGCGGTCTACGAGCGACACCTCAACGATGTTGCCCGAGACGATACGACCACCAGGGGCGTTGGCATCCTTGATGACCTTTGCGCCCTTGATGCCGATTGAGTAGCCCTTGAGGACACCCTTCTCGACCTTCTTGGCGGTGAGTGGATCTACGACCTCGGACTTCAGAAACCAGTCATCGCCATCGGCTGCGAGTTCGAGACCCACACCGGCAGCGATAGAGCTGTGCTGTTCACGAATGTTAGCACCGGTCTGAAACCACAACGGCATTGCACTCTTGAGCCAGTCGGGGTCGCAGATTTGCGAGTCGAGGTCAAGGTCAGGGCCGGTGGCCTTACCGAACACTAATAGCGTACCATCTTCGGTTGATTTGTAGGTGAAGTCACCGAGGCCGATGTAGGTGATGTCTTGTGCCATGTGGATTATTCCTCCATGCTTTCTTCTTCTGTAGTAGTTCCGTCAGGAAGTTGGGTCACAACTGCGCATCGGCAGTTGGGGTGAGCCGGTGGGTACTCGTCACCGAAGTCGTGCGGGCCATCCTCGGCATCGCACTCGTCACAAGCGCCTGCGTACGACACCCACTCCCAGCCTGGCATCTCTGCAGCCTGATACTCATCGATGGCTGAAGCGTTGAAGGCTCGGTTGGTTTCGGTGATTGAGATGATGTCCGAACGGGTGGGGTTGTCGAGTAGCTCGTTCACTCCGTCCGAGATGTCCTGGTAGGTCAGTCCATCCTCGAGGCCGGTGGCGATGATGTCACCCATCCGGTTCATCGTGGTTGCGCTGATACCTCGCACGATGACATCGGCGTTGCGTAGTAGATCCGCTAGACCTCTACCAGCGACCTTCTCGGCGGCTGCTGGATTGCCTGGCTTCCACTCACTCCAGTTTACGCCACCAACGAGGCCACTCATTCCCGAGCCGAGTTTGGCAGCGCCACCCATCTGCGAGAGCGCCTCTTTCGTGCCTTTCATTCCGGCATCGGCGTAGAGGTTCTTGAGAGCCTTGACTAGCGGTGCGCTGTCGGCCTTGACGTTGCGCTCGACTGCGTGCTTGGCAGCCGACTTGTCCATCGGGTCTACGGCCTTGCTGTTGTGTTCCTTCGTAGCGATGGCCTCACGGATGGCTTCGTCAGCACCGGTGAACATGGAGCGCAGCGCCTTGTCGATGACGGGGCGGTAGTAGTTCTCTAGTTCACGCTTGGCTTCGTAGCCTGGGAGTTCGTGGGCTTGCCTCTTGTTCAGAGGCTCGAATAAAAAGGGTCGGGGTCTGCACCCTTCAGCACTTTGGCTTGGCCCTCGGCGTTCAGCTCGGCTGCGGTCTCTGGATCTACGGTGTGGAACACGAAGTCTCGCCACGTTCCCTTAGCCACCCGAGCCTTGACGAACTTCTTGTAGGCACTTAGTTCAGCGTGCGCTTCTTTGCTCGGACTGACGGGTTCTTGGGGCTTGTTGCCTTGTGAACCTTCGCTTTGTGCGCCTTCGCTGTGTGCTTCTTGGCCTTGTGGACTTTGGCCTTCTTCGTTGGGTACGTGTAGTAGTTCGCCATTGGTATCGTCCTTCTGCTCTACGGTCTCGCCGGATGTGGTGGTTAGCAGCGTGCCTCGCAGGTAGACCGGCCCGTTGGGGGTCTCGAGGAACGGCTCATCTGCTTCGGGCATCTCGTACAACGGCAGGCCGAGTTCGCCACGCACGTCATTGAGGGTCTTAGCGCCCGAGAACACCGAGGTCTGCAAGGCCTTAGCCTGCTCGACTTGGTTCTGCACCAGTTCGCTGTCCTGCATGGCGAAGGTGACGTTCTTGTCTGCACCGAGGTAGCGCCGACAGAGCGAGTTGATGACTTCGGTGATGAAGCCCACCATCGGCTTGAGGCTGACGGTTTCGCTTTGATCCATCTCGCCATCGTGTTCGCCCTTGCCACCGAGGCCGGAACGGGGGATGACACCGAGTTGGCTGGGGGATACGCCGAAGGCTGACCCGATGCGCTTGATGATGAACTCGTCATAGTCGGCCTTGTAGCGCTCGTCTACGGTCGGCATGGCCTGGGGGTGGAAGCCCTTTGGCAGCACCTTGACACGATGGCGCTCGGAGGCTGACCCCATGAGCTTGTCGTTGAACAGGCGCTCGAACTCGGCCAACTTGCGGATGTCCATCTCGTCAGAGTCAGTCACCATGAACGTCATCGGCATCGTGCCAGAGGCGTACTCGGAGTTCATCCAGCGCTGGCGCTCGAGGTACAGGGTCGCAGCCGGTACGGCCTCTTCGACTGCGCTGAAGCCATACGGAGACCAGGTGCGCCGGTTGCGGACGAAGTAGGAGAGTTGGTCACGCAGGTACTCACCGTCACCTGGGCCGGCGTAGAACTCGCCATCGGCCTCGGGGGTCGCTTGGTACTCGCCACGAGGGAAGCCCCACAGGATTTGCTGATAGGCAGGGTTCGGGGGCGTGGGGATAGCGCCTCGGTTGTCCAGCAAGACCTTGATGGTCGGGGCGTCAATAATCTCGAAGCCCAGGATGTCCTTGCCGATGGTGTAGCGAGCGTAGACCGGCACGCCATCGAAGGCGTAGTGCTGCCAGAGGAACTCGGTGAGCCACTCGACCCAGCCACGCCCGAGGTCGGGGTAGGGGTTCTCCCAGAATTTGCGGAGGCGGTTGATTTCGTCCTCGTACTCGTCACGGGCGATGCGTGAGGCCTTAGCGTGGCTCACGTTGTCCTTCGCCATGATTTCGGCTATGACCTGCTCGTCTACCTTGAACGTCCAGTCCATCTTGACCAGCGCCGAGATGCACAGTTCGATGCACCGGTGAACGATGTCGCATTGATCCGTGAGCGCACGCAGGACTGCCCAGGGAACGTTCTGGGTGGTGAGGTTCAAGTTCCAGGCAACGGGGTACTCGTAGAGGCGTGGGAGCGCACGGCCCGAGTCATCGAACACGGGGTCAAGGGGCGCTGGGATGAACGGCGCTGATGGGCCG